AACTCCACCTGGTTGTGCTCCATTTTGGAAGAATGACGCTCCGTAATCTTCACAAGCCATAGCCATTCCAATTGCGTTTTTAGCCATGGTGATTGGCGAGTATCCTATGAGTCCATCAAAACCAAGTCCTGGTATATGAAGAACATCTTCTTTTAAGAGATAAACTTCTTCTGATTTGTGATTGTATTTATAAAAAATTTCTCCATCTTCACTTCGCATAACAGTCATCTTATTTGGCATTAGTGGATAGAGGCCAATAACCTCATTTCTTCCATTACGAATTATCTGAGCATAGGCATTACCCCAAAGTAATAGATGGGTCATTAGTGTTTCTCTAAAAACAAATGAAGTCATCTCTGTATTTGGTTCATCGTGCAATAGTGAATATATGGCATGGTCTTTTGCTTTTTCCTTTGAGTTTGAATCTCCTCTTTTATATAAATGAAGAGGAAGTCCTGCTAAGGTTTCAGCAAGAACTCTCACGCATGAATAAACTGCTGTCATTTGCATAGCAGTAAATTCGTTGACATTCCTTCCTGCTGTAGCTCTCCCAAATAAAAAAGACGATGAAGATATTCTCTCCCCGTCTTTAGGTTTGTCTCTCGACTTGAATATTAAGTTTAAAATGTTTATATTACCACCTCCTAAATTTAGATATAAGAAAAGCACCTACTTTTGTAGATGCTTTAGTTGGTACTTATTTCCACTTATAAAACTTATTTATTTCCAAAATATTTTCTTTCGGTATCTTTACTCCTCTTTTTAAAAGTATAATATTTTCTGTTTGACCACAAAATGCAATATCATACGCTTTACATAAATAGCTTATCCATCTCCAGTTGTTGCTGCCTTCATTATCTATTAAATCTCCTCTTACTTTTGTTACTACTTCATATGCAATAGTTTCACTAGTCCACTTTTTTGATAATTGCAAATACAAAAGTTGATCTATATTCAATAATATTTCTGGTCGTTTGTGTATATTCCCTGAATAAGCAGAATTCTCTAAAGTTAAAAATCCACAAATATTATAATCAAAATAAAATTTATATCCGATTTTCCAAGCTAACTTTTCCAATGTATCTGTCGGAGGACAATCTATTTCAAAGTTGATATCAAATGTATTATTTTTGAATTTTAAAAATTTGTTCTCTATGTCAATTTCTATCCCATTAGAATCCAACATTTTTCTCAACTCAGAATCCTTTAATAAGTAAGACTCTCTTAAATCCAGTAAGCCATACTTTTTAATTGATTCACATCCATTGTTACTTGTGGTTATATGAGAAAAAATAAATTCTATATCATCACAATTAAGCTCTTTGATTCTATATTCATTGATTAGCCCTTCAACGATTTGAGTATAACCAGCGTTTTTTACATCTCTGAAACTATTTATCCAAACATCTTTTGGTACATTTGTTAAATTTATTAAAGTTTCAATTGCTAATTCTGGATTTCTTATATCATAAATCATAACTATTTTACCCACCTTTTTTATAAATTTTATTATATCACTATTTTTTATTTCTAAAATACGATAAGTCCCCTGTCGTCATAAACAGATTCACTTGTATCATTGCCACACCTTATAGCCCTATCAAGTGCCATGATTGTAGCAATTACACCATCTATTTTTTCCGTAGATTTTTCCTTATCTGCTTTTATGTTTCCAGCAGGATCAGTTCGTACGAAGATATTATCCATCATCCACCTTAAAACTGGATGTCCTCCATGAGCTATTTTTCTTTCGAGAGTTAGTTTCATTAATTCTTTTGTTGGCGGAGACATGTCTTTAAATCCTTGACCAAAAGGAACGACTGTAAAACCCATGCCTTCTAAGTTTTGAACCATCTGAACTGCTCCCCACCTGTCAAAGGCAATTTCTCGTATATTATATATCTCGCCTAAGTCTTCGATAAATTTTTCTATAAAACCATAATGAACAACATTACCTTCTGTTGTCTGAATGTAGCCCTGTTTTTTCCATAGGTCGTAGTTCACATGGTCTCTTTTTACTCTTATGTCGAGGCTGTCTTCTGGCAACCAAAAGTAAGGTAATATTTGATATTTATCATCTTCATCTATTGGAGGAAAGACTAAAACAAAAGCTGTAATATCCGTTGTGCTTGATAGGTCAAGACCACCATAGCAAACTCTACCTTTTAGTTCTTCTTCATTAACAGCAAAATTACATAGATCCCATTTTTCCATAGGCATCCACCTAATTGCTTGCTTGACCCACTGATTTAACCTTAACTGTCTGAATGCATTTTCTTCAGTTGGGTTTTGCTTAGCTGATTCACAGGCTTGTCTTACTTTTTCTATTGGTACAGTTATTCCAAGAGATGGATTTGCTTTATGCCATACTTTTTCATCTGTCCAGTCATCCTCTCTGTCTGCTCCATAGATTACAGGATAGAAAGTAGAATCAGTTTTTCTTCCTTCAAGTATGTCAACTGCCTTTTGATGAGTCTCATAGCAGATTGATTTAGTATCCGTTCCAGCAGTTGTTATGAGAAAATATAGAGGTTGAGTTCTCGCATCACCAGACCCTTTTGTCATTACATCAAATAGCTTTCTATTAGGTTGAGTATGAAGTTCATCAAATACGACACCATGAATATTAAATCCGTGTTTGGAATAAGCCTCTGCAGATAAAACTTGATAGAAAGAATTAGTTGGTTTATATATCATTCTCTTTTGAGATGCTAGAATTTTTACTCTTTTAGATAAGGCTGGGCTCATCCTTACCATATCAGCTGCAACATCAAAAACTATAGTTGCTTGTTGTCTATCGGCAGCACATCCATAAACTTCTGCTCTTTCCTCTCCATCACCACAAGTAAGGAGAAGCGCTACAGCAGCTGCAAGTTCTGACTTTCCCATCTTCTTTGGTATTTCAATATATGCAGTATTAAATTGTCGATATCCTGTATCTTTTACAATACCAAACAAGTCTCTTATGATTTCTTCTTGCCATTCAATAAGCTTGAAGTCTTTACCTGCCCATCTACCTTTAGTATGTTTAAGGCATTCTATAAAGGTAACTGCATAGTCTGCTTTGTTTTTATCATAGTGAGATGTAGGTAGCATAAATTTTGTTGGTTTATATTTCATTTGACCTCCTTCCTATAAAAATGGGCATAAAAAATAGCCACATGATTGTGACTTCTACTACGACAAATAGAGCCTAAACTCTATTTGGATTTTTATTTTATCTTTGTCTTGCTATGTTTAATTCTTTGTATGCTTTCTTAAGTTCCCTTTCTAGTGTTTCTGATTCTGCAAAAAGTTGGAATTCTTCATCTGTTAAATTTCCTTTTGATACTTCCCAAAGTTCTTCATGAACTTGGTCTGCACATTTCTTTGCTGTTCCTGCTATGTCTAAAAGGTTAATGGCCGCTCCAATCTTGCCCTCTTTTGATTTTTTTATTGAGTTTTCTGCGTATCTTTTGCAAGCTTTAACTTCTGTTTCTAATCTTTCTAAAAGCTCTTTTTTCATGGTTTTACTCTCCTTTGCTTTTGTTCTATGCATATTCCCGTATAGGAGAGTATTAGTCAAGTCTTTTATGCCTATAAATCGGCTATTTTTCAATCTTTTTAAAGATTATCTATAAAGTCGTCAAACCACTTTGCTCCAATCTCAAGCCTTATCATTGGAAGTCTTCCAAGCTTATTGTATTTTAAACTTACTATTCTTAAATCTTCAGGAAGGTCGCTTTCGTAAAATTCGTTAATTGTTTTTCCCATTGTGATGTAAATTGTGTCATCTTCAAGATAGTCTTTTAAATAATCTTGGAAAGCTAAGTCTCCATTTTCTCCTTCATAAAGTCCAAGCATTGTAATTGCTGAAGAGTCGATTAACTCATTCAAATCTTCCTGTGTTTTCATGTATTTGTATGCCATATTTCTCTCCTTATCTTTTTTGTATGTACATATAACCGTACTGTCAAAAATAAGTCAAGTTAATTAGAAGATATAATGGCTATATTTCAACCTTTACTCGATACCTTTTCTATTCTATCAACTCTGAAAATTACATTTAACATCGAACCATTATCCCATTTTACTAGGATTGATCCAATGGCATCCACTCCATAAACTGTACCTAGAGTTCCAGTTGGTGGTGCTTGTATATCTTCCATTTGGATTAGCTTTACTCTTGTACCTACTGGATACGTCTCTTTTAATTTTTCTATAATTTCCCTTGAAATCATCTAGTCACCTCACATACATATATCACTCAATCTAAGATTTATATCAAGTCAGATTAATAACATCTTTATACTTATACTCTTTTCCATTTCTTAATAGGCTTACATCTTTATCACTACCAGCCAACTCAACAAATCTATTTACAATCACATCTACAAATTTTTCATCAAGTTCTATCATCCTACAAATCCTATCAGTTTGCTCACAAGCTATTAGTGTACTTCCACTTCCACCAAAAGGATCAAGTACAATGGAGTTTGTCATTGATGAATTTTTAATCGGATAAGATAAAAGTGGGATAGGTTTCATAGTGGGGTGGTCGCCATTTTTTCTTGGTTTATCAAATTCCCAAATGGTAGACTCCTTCCTTCCTGTATACCAGTTGTGTTTTCCTTTTTTCTTCCAACCATAAAGAATTGGTTCATGTTGCCATTGATATGGACTTCTTCCAAGTACAAGGGACTGTTTCTTCCAAATACAAGTGCCAGATAAATAAAATCCAGCATCTTGGAATGCTTTTCTGAAATTAAGTCCTTCTGTATCAGCATGGAAAACATAAATAGAACCATCATCTGCGAGAAACTTTTCCATATTTAAAAAGGAGCTTAGTAAAAATTCATAGAATTTACCTTGCTCCATATTGTCATTTTTAATTTTTCCTGCTGTTCCTTCATAGTTTACATTGTATGGAGGGTCTGTGATGATAAGATTTGCTTTTGATTCTCCCATCAATTTTTCGTAAGTGATCTCATCTGTAGAATCTCCACAGATGACTGTATGCTTGCCTAATGTCCATATATCTCCAGCCTTTGAAAAAGTAGGTTTTTCTAATTCTTCCTCTACATCATAGCCATCATCTTCTGTATCATTTCCTATATCAAAAATATTAGATAGTTCATCTGGTGAAAACCCAGTAAGTTCTAAATTAAAACCATAATCTTCTAGAGATTCAATTTCTACTCTTAATAGTTCTTCATCCCATCCAGCATCAAGAGCCATTCTGTTATCAGCTAAGATATAGGCTTTCTTCTGTGCCTCGTTTAGATGGTCTGCAAAGACACAAGGTACTTCTTTTATACCTTCTTCCTTTGCTGCCATAATTCTTCCATGGCCTGCAATAACTCCGTAGTCTTTATCAATAATTACAGGATTGATGAAACCAAACTCTCGAATTGATGAGCGTAGTTTATTAATCTGGTCTTGTGAGTGAGTTCTTGCATTATTTACATAGGGAACAAGTTTTTCGATATCAACTAATTTCATTTCTTTTGTTGTAATCATATTAGCCCCCACTTAGCAAATTCCTCAAAACCACCAATAGAGTTAATGTAGTTTCTAGCAATTTCTACAATTTCTGAATATGGTCTACCATCAACAGTTTCATCCCCGATTGCACAGGATAATTCAATCTCTCTTTTTTCTTCTTGTGCCTTCAGGTGGGCATAAATATTGACAGATACATCAGCCTTGGATAGGTCTTTACCATGAAGACCTCCACCCGTTACTGCTCTTCCCATATCTGAGCCGAGTTTTCTATTATTCGCTCCAGTATCAACATCAAATCCTCCAGTCCAATCTCCTAATGGATTTACAATTGCTCTTGGATAAATCGATTTTAAAATTTTTGTAGATACATTTGACTGGCAGATGATAAGTTTATCTCCATCAAGAATATATTTTCCATCGTAGGGATAATTAGAATAGATTTCACGAGCAATTAAAGATAGTTTCTTTTCTTCATCTGATGTGGGTACTCCCTTAAAAATTCCATTGTCTCCACATCTTATCTTTTCTCTTTGATTATTTGATAGGTGGATATCCTGTTCTACAATTTTAATATCTACTATGACATCTCCTGCTATCCTCTTAATTGCTGATCCAATTTCTTTTTTATTTAACTTGCAGTCTGTCTCAATGATTACATGACAGTCTCCATGCCCTAGCAATACTTCAACTGCTATTTTAGGATTATCTTTTTCTTTATATGCTAAATCTACAATTGCACCAGCGATGCAATCTGCTATTTTATCTGGATGCTTTGGATTTACTTTTTCAAACAAATTTATTACCTCCTCTGTCTTAGTAATTTTTCCATCATATCTTCTCCATAATCTTCATAAACTTCAGTACAGTTTTCTTTCACTATGTCATAAATTTCATACCATAAAAGGTTGGCTGTCTTTTGAAACTGACTAGACATCTGTACAAATGGAGATGCAATAACTCCTCCCGTAGTAGGATGCTTTCCTAAAAGTCCAAATTGACTTATTGCCTCTTCACATTGAATGTATCTTGCAAAAGCCTGGGAGTAGGATTCTAATAATCTTGGATTTACTAAGTTTTCACAGTTTCTCTGTTTTAACCAACTCCAAGTCTCTTTATATATTTCATCTGCACCTAATGGTATGCCATTCTTTTGTTTTGCAGATAGATAGTCACTAGGTGTTGGCATATCTGCTCCATCAAGGACTGCTCCGTCTGGTAAGTCAACAGCATCTATTTCTTCTGGCGTGAATGTTGGAATATCATTCATTAGTATTTCTACTTTTTTACCTTTTTCTATTTTTTCAGCAGCAGGCTGTGGTTTCCCTCCTGCTTTTACTCTTCTTCCACCTCTGTATGTTCCGTCTTTAGCGATACTATCACCTCCTAGTTTATTATCTTCTTTAATAGGGCCTTTGAACCCGTTTTTTTGTGTGTGAGAGGGCGGC